AAAAGGGTTTCTGATAAATTGTGGGAGAATGGTCAAGGTCGCGGTGCAATTTGTCAAAAAATAGATAAAATTACTGAAGAACTCATCAATATTTTGAACGACGAGGACACCTGAACAACTGGCACACGGTTCCCCCCAGACCCCCTGCAGACCCCTTACAATAGCAGTATGAAAAACACCCACCTTGAGCACCCTGAAGACACCATCCTCACTGGCAATCTAGATGTTCTTGATTGGTTCGTGAATCCTGGCAACCTGAGTGTCAAGATTGATGGTGCTCCTGCTATTGTCTGGGGAACCAATCCTGCCACCGGAAACTTCTTCGTGGGCACCAAAAGTGTCTTCAACAAAGTTAAAATCAAAATCAATGAATCTCACGAGGACATTGATGCAAATCACGAAGGGAATGTAGCACAGATTCTGCATTCGTGCTTTGATCATCTGCCCCGTGTGAAGACAATCTATCAGGGAGACTTTATCGGTTTCGGTGGATTGAATGAATACACTCCGAACACCATCACTTATAAGTTCGGTGACATTGTAACCCAGAACATTATCATCGCTCCTCACACTTGCTATTATGCCGAGAGCGATCTGCGTGACGCTGTGGCAATGCCTGACCGTAGCATCTGGACTGATACTGAGACTGTGAAGTTCGTGCAACCTGAGGCATACATTCTGCACGGTCAAGAGTCCTTCGCTGATGTAGAGCAAATCTGTAAGTTTGCCCGTGTGATGGCACTTGCTGTAGAGTTTGTTTCTGTAAAGGAAGCATCCAAGATTAAGCAACAACTCAATGCCTGCATTCGTTCGGGTGATAATGTTGCTGCAGAGGATTTTGATTGTGATCCTAACCTGATTGGATTGTGGGCACTGGTGAAGTCTATCAAGGATGATTGTTTGATCCTCTGCCGCAATGATGGTCCTGCAGCATACATCAACGGCAACCGTATTGATGCTGAGGGTTATGTGATGACCAATGAGTTTGGTATGTTCAAACTGGTGAATCGTGAGGTCTTCAGCTATGCCAACTTCAACCACGGGAGGTTTCAGTGTGCCAGTTGAGGGAGTGGCACACAGCACCCCTTCTGGTGCCTCCTGACCCCCTACAATACTTTCAGTTCAATCAACCCACCCCAATGGCAACCTCAACCTACCAGACCGACCTGACCGATCGCACCTATAACGGTTGGACCAATTATGAGACCTGGAATGTTGTGCTTTGGATTGAGAATGATGAGAGCATTTATAACTTCATTCAGGAGAATGATGTCTGCTGCTATGAAGAACTGCTGGAATTGTTCTATGAATTCGGCAGCAAAGAAACCCCGGACGGTGTGAAGTGGAACGACCCTAAAGTCAACCGTGCCGAAATCAACGGCGACGTGTTCGATTTCTGAACTGGCACACTGGGAACGGCATCGCCCTAAAGACTGCCCTATAATACTTTCAGTTCAATCAACTCACTGAACTTCAATGATGCGCTACGAAATTCGCTATCAGACACCCTACAATCAGTGTGAGTGGCGATCACAATTCTTCCGCACGTTGGAAGAAGCGGAGCGAATGATTGCCTTCTATCGCTCCTGTGGATCTCCTGCACATTTGGCACCCTGAGTGATGGGAACGGCAGCGCCCTAAAGACTGCCCACACGCCATCCGAACGGGGGAGGTGATGGCACTCCAACAATCCTACAATCCCTGAATTCATATGTCCCGCGATCTTGCAATTTCACTGCTTCGTTCTGGTAACAATGGTGAGCAAATTCTTCAAATTCTGGAGACTATTGCCAGCCCTGCTGAACCTGAACTGAATGCCGCCGATCCGACTCTGGAAGAAATCCAATTCTGATAGTGGCACAGCGGAGGGTTTGCCCCCTCCCCTTTGCCTCTACAATGACCTCAGTTCAGACAACCACAATGCGATACGAAGTTCACGTCCCCTCTGCCCCCTTTGAGAATGAGAGCACCCATGATGAGGCAAAGGCATGGGATCTGTGCCTGATGCTCTCAGAGGACTATGGTTATGCTGAGGTGCGCCGCAACGGGCACATCCTCGGATCCTACACGGACGGGCGCTGACCCTGCCCCATCCGTGCTACAATACTCTCAGTTCACACCCCCCCCCCTCCTATGCTGATCTCCGAAGCGATGGTGATGCTTGCCCCCTACGGGGTGGAGCGGATCGAACGCATCCCTTGCATCACGGGCGCTCAGACCTGGAAGGTCCGCCATAACGGGCAGGAGTGCATCTACGCCTGCCAGCTGGAATCGCTGGTATGGGCACTGACCCCATCGGATGAGTGGGAGGGTTGACCCCTGGCACCCTGACCCTGTAGAATTCCAGAGCACACCGCAAGGCACCTCAATGCAAATCACCCCCGTCGTTCTCAACCTGACCCCGCTGCAACTGCTGGCACTGCAGGATGCCATTTCCCACCGCTACCGGCAGCTGGAGGCACTCGGCACCGATACTTCTGAGATCACTGCCCTGCGCGACCTTCACGTTCTGATGGATCGCTATTGACCCTCAGGGGGGTGGGTTGACTCCTGCCCCTCAACCGACTACAATTCCAGAGCACACCGCACCGCACCCGATGACCCTGACCGCTAAAGAGCAAGACCTGTTCAACGCCATCCAGGAAGGCATGGATGCCCCCGGAAGCGGGTGGCTCCATGAGCTGGCTGATGAAACGCTCAGCACGGCAGGCGTGCTTGGAAGCCTGGTTAAAAAGGGACTGGTTCGCAGCATTCCCGTGCGGGAGCCTGGATACCCGACCGCTTACTGGGTGGAATTGATCACTGCCTGATCATGCTTAAGGGGGGGGATCCCTCCCCCCCCCATCCGTGCTACAATTCTCTCAGTTCCACCGACACCCGATCCGATGACCGCCACCCTCCCTGCCCTCCGCGACTGCCTCAACGTGTACGCCCCCGGCACCACCTTTGAGGACATCCTCTGGGATTGCTCCAATCCCTTTGACGATTGCGTTGAGTGGCACATTGCCGTGGAGGCAGCAGAGATGCACTCCCTGGGCTCTGAGTTCTGGGCAACCTACGGACCCCTGCAGGATGAGCGAATCGACTGCGGCGAACTGCTGGAGTGGTTGGGGTACTGATCCCCCCTGCCCCATCCGTGCTACAATTCATTCGTTCTCAACCCCCCCCCCCGCTCATGCTCTGGCCCCTCGCTCAGTGCTCCGATCTGCAGACCCGCCAAATCAAGTGGATCTCCCGTGCCGATCAACTGAAGAACGGTTCCCGCCCTTCCGCTTACATTCACTGGGGTCTGCCTGCTACCGTGCTTGCCGCTCAATTCTCTGAGACCCATGCCCCCGACGTGGCACGGTGCCCCATCAGCGGCTGGCGCTCAACTCAGTGAGGGACTCACCCTGCCCCCTGCGTTCGTTCGTGGGGGGGCAGTCTGATCGTTCGTGTGGGAGCAGTGCCCTTGGGGCGTCCTTAGGGGCGGTCGCCGCCGTATAAAAACGCCTAACTACCCTAAGCTATAAACGACCCAAATCGACTTGTAAATATCACTCTCCTTAAAAATTTTCCGAATACTATATAATTTTGAAAAGGTCGCTTAAAATACATCGAATGAAAAAAAATTCCGGGGATATTTTTGAACCCATAGAGGTCGATCCAATTAGTGGTGAATACTTCATCAAAATTCCAGAGCAAATTATGAATGAACTCTCTTGGTATGAAGACACTCAAATATGCTTTACTCTTGAAGGAGATGAAGTAATTCTCGCAGAACGCACAGATTGACAATCGCTACATAATATTGTATGATAATGAAGTAACTACTTTCAATTATGGCTAAAGGATTTACCGTAAAAGCAAATGCCCCAGTGGCATCAAATAAAGAAGCAGAATGGGATTATGATCTTGCAAAGGAAATGGTACGTGGAAAGTCCATTGTTTTTTGCCTTCCGGGAAGAGGAGTCTCCTATACCTATCTAAAGAGCTTCGTTCAACTGTGCTTTGATTTAGTACAGTCCGGTGCAAGTATTCAAATTTCACAAGACTATTCATCCATGGTAAACTTTGCAAGATGCAAATGTTTAGGTGCGAATGTTCTTCGAGGACCTGACCAAATTCCTTGGGATGGAAAACTTCAATATGATTATCAACTTTGGATTGACTCCGATATTGTCTTTAATACTGAAAAATTCTGGCAACTTGTTCTGATGGATAAGGACATTGCTTCTGGATGGTATGCAACCGAAGACGGACATACAACCTCAGTGGCACACTGGATGGAAGAGGATGATTTCCGTAATAATGGTGGAGTTATGAATCACGAAACCGTTGAGTCCATCAGCAAGCGTCGTAAACCATTTACCGTTGATTATGCAGGATTTGGTTGGCTTTTGATTAAGCACGGAGTATTTGAACATTCCGAAATGAAGTATCCCTGGTTTGCTCCTAAGATGCAAGTTTTTGAATCTGGAGAAGTTCAGGATATGTGTGGAGAAGATGTATCATTCTGTTTGGATGCAAAAGAAGCAGGATTTGAAATTTGGTGCGATCCTCGCATTCGCGTTGGGCACGAAAAAACAAGAATCATTTGAGATGACTAACGAATCTTACAATATTCTTTGTAAAGGAAGAAAAATTTATTCAAATCTTTCTGAAGAAGAATATTTCAATATTATGGAGGATCTGTCAATCGAATTCTATCAGACAGGTTCTCCACGCCCTGAAGAACTTGAAACAGAAATTATAGGAGGAAACTAATGGCAATTAAAAAATCATCAGGTGGTGGAAAGCAGGTAATCGAATCTCTTCCCAAGAAAACTAAGCAAGGTTGTGGGGCTCATACAAAGTACTCTGCTACGTCTCGTAATAAAGCTCGCAAAAAGTACAGAGGGCAGGGTAAAGGATGAACTACATGGAAGTTTTTAGATGATATCATATAATCGAAGTGAAATTTTAAATTCAATTAAAAACTTAAAGACATACCTCAAACCCAGTGCTATTCCTGGTGCTGGTGTTGGGGTTTTTGCTTTAATAGATATTCCTAAAGACACTCTAATTTTTGAGGTTGAAAGAACAGATGATTATTTTTTTGAATATTCAGAAATAAAAGATATTTCACCTAACATTCAAAATTATATAATGGCAATGACGGATGGGGTAAAAGAAGGTTTTTATTTGGATGTTCCTGCCTTTAAGATTTATACTGCATATTATGTCAATCATTCTTATAATCCCAATGTCTTTTGGGATCGAAGATCTGATGAACTCTTCTCAATCAAAGACATTGAATGTGGAGAAGAATTGACAACATATTATAAACCCAATGAGAAAAATTTTTAAATGAATATTATCAATTTACCACCAAAAAAAGTTTGGATTCGTAAAGAATATCTAAGAGATCTTCGTGATGGACACGGAGAATATGTGAAAGGTTGGTGGGTGTCCATCAAATCAATCTGGGGAAAGTGTTTTTATTTCGAAACTTATATTCCAGAATATGGTGCTCTTTATGATAAATTACCAATCTCGGCATTTTTGAATTGGGAAAGTGACCATCACGAACATCCAAGAGAAATAAGTCCAGATCTACCAATCACTGATTTACAGTACTGGGATAGTTTTGACTATGACATTAGATTAATTGAAAAGCAGTTTTTATATACAATGTCTGTTGAGGTTAAACATCGTTCTGGTCATTTATCTGAAAATGGTAAATATTTGTTCACAATTGATTCCTATCATCCTGATCGGGACATTCCTGATATTTCATTTTCAGAATTTCCAGAAGAACATAAGTCACATAACTGTATCATTTTACCAAATGGACAAATTGGTCTTTACCCAAACAATCGTTGCAGATGGGTTGATGAAAGTTTAACTCCACCTACTCTTAAAAAACCCGACTTTTTAGTTTCTACCAGAAATTTTTCTGTAGAAAATGGAGGAAAGTGTCGATTGGGAAATACTGAAGAATATTTTTGGGAACATGAGAAAGAAAATAAATAACTTTTTTACTGGAATAATAATTGGAACAGTATTCAATGGGAACTCATCTCCTTTTGGAGGTGTATGATGTCAAATTTGACCTCTTAAATGATGTAATATCTCTTCAAGAAACAATGGAGAAGGGTATTAATAGGGCAAATATGACAATTTTAAACATTTTTTCTCATTGTTTTTCTCCTCAGGGTTGTACCATCGTCATTGCACTCTCAGAAAGTCATGTATCCTGCCACACCTGGCCTGAAAATGGTTGTATAGCAATTGATATCTATACTTGTGGTGAAGGAAACCCGAAATTGGTTGCAAATGAATTACTCAAGTACTTAAATTCCGATAATTATAATCTTCGTGAAGTAAATCGTTAAATAGTATTAGGAGATAGAAACCTCCTTTATAAAAGTTCTGTTTTATTCATTAAAACAGGAGTTTCAGAAATGCTATTTGAATCAGATAACAATCAAAAAAGAGTCATTCAAGAAGTTGTTTATGATGTTGCACCAAAACATAACCTAAAAAAACAGGTTGAATTGCATGAAAAAATTCGTAATGATGAGGACTATGATGACTGGACATATGGAACCGAACCAAACTATGGTTCTTCTTGGAAGTAGATATAAATAAATAAAAAACTTTTGTTCAATGGCAATTCAGAGGATATCCAGATCATTTAAAGATATCAGTTTATCCTTTGAACCACATCCGGTGACGAAGGATCTTCCCATATTAAAGAATGAGAATGCGATTCGCAGATCCGTAAGAAATATTGTAGAAACTATTCCAACAGAAAGATTCTTCAATTCTCTATTAGGATCTGATATTACAAGAAGTTTATTTGAATTTGTTGATTTTGGTACTGCATCAGTAATACAAAATCAAATTGAAATATCAATTAATAACTTCGAACCAAGAGTTAATAATGTAGAAGTTCAGGTGGATCCTATTCCGGATGATAATACATTTAATGTAACAATTATTTTTGATATTATAGGACAAGAATTTCCAACTCAAGAATATTCATTCATACTAGAGGCAACAAGATAAAATGCCTTTCACCAAATTTACAAATCTAGATTTCGATCAGATAAAGACCTCCATCAAAGATTATCTCCGTGCCAACTCTACATTCACGGATTTTGACTTTGAGGGGTCTAACTTTTCTGTATTAATAGATACTCTGGCATATAATACCTATATTACCGCATTTAACTCCAATATGATTGTGAATGAGTCCTTCTTGGATTCTGCAACTCTTCGTGAAAATGTGGTTTCACTGGCAAGGAATATTGGTTATGTACCTCGTTCCAGAACGGCAGCAAAGGCACAGGTATCCTTCAATGCATCTACAACCGCAAATACCCCCACACTCACTCTACAGGCGGGCCTGGTGTGTGTAGGGTCCGTTGATAATACCTCATATACATTTTCAATTCCAGATGATATCTCGGCAAATGTTGTCGGTGGAGTTGCATCCTTTAACAATATTGAAATTTATCAGGGGACATTCTTAACAAAACAATTTGTGGTGGACGGATCCCTTGACCAAAGATTTATACTGAACAATCCATTCATAGACACTTCCACCATCTCAGTCTATGTGAAAGGAATTAATGATAGTGGTCTTGGAGTAGAATATTCTTCTGTTGATAATATTTTAGAAGTAAATTCGTCTTCAAGAATCTATCTCTTACAAGAAGTTCAGGATGAAAAATATGAACTTCTTTTTGGTGATGGTCTTATCGGGCAAAAATTAGAAAATAATGCGGTAATCACGGTAAATTATATTGTTACCGATGGTGAAGAGGGTAATGGTGCTTCTTCATTTTCTTTTTCTGGAAGTATTAGAAATGCAAGTAATGCGACAATTGATATAGGTTCAGTCTCGATCATAACAAATCAGTCATCTCAAAATGGATCCGAAATAGAATCCATAGATTCTGTTAAATATTTTGCTCCAAGAATTTATTCTTCTCAATATAGAGCAGTAACATCAAGAGATTATGAGGCAATCATAAAAAAAATATATCCAGATACAGAATCCGTTACGGTCATTGGCGGTGAAGAATTGGATCCTCCAGAATTTGGATCAGTATCAATAAGTATTAAACCAAAAAATGGAACTTTTGTTTCTGATTTCAACAAACAACAAATTATTAATAAATTAAAACAATACAGTATTAGTGGAATTAATCAAAAAATAATTGATCTTAAAATATTATATGTAGAAATTGATTCATCAATTTACTATAACTATGCTCAGGTATCTGCAGTAGAATCACTAAAGACAAAAGTTGTAAATTCACTGACGGAATATTCAAATTCTGTGGATCTTAATTCATTTGGCGGAAGATTTAAGTATAGTAAGGTTCTTCAAATAATTGATAATACTGATATTTCTATAACTTCTAATATCACTAAGGTTAGAATTAGAAGAGATTTGAAGGCGCTGATAAATCAGTTTGCTCAATACGAACTATGCTTTGGAAATAAGTTTCATATAAATTCCGATGGTTTTAATATCAAAAGCACAGGATTTAAAATTTCTGCAGATCCAGATACCGTATACCTAACAGATGTTCCAAACAAGGATTCTAGTGGAAATTTAGATGGAAGTGGAAAGGGAATATTGTCAATAGTAAAACCTTTAAGCGACGGAACTACAAGAATTGTTGTAAAATCTGCCGGAACAGTTGATTATACAAAAGGTGAAATTAAATTAGGAACCATAAACATTATTTCAACATCTAAAGAGAATGACATTATCGAAATACAGGCATTTCCAGAATCTAATGATGTTGTTGGTCTGAGAGATCTTTATTTAAATTTTAGCATTGAAAAAAGCACAATAAATATGGTAAGAGATGTAATTGCTTCTGGTGATGAAATATCTGGTACAGTATTTGCCAGAGACTATTATACTTCAAGTTATTCAAACGGAAATCTAATAAGAGCGTAATATGATACAGACTGGGTTCGAATCTAGAGTTAAGGTTCAACAAGTTATTGAAAATCAACTTCCGAATTTTATTTTGGATGAAAGTCCAAATGCGGTGGAATTTTTAAAGCAATATTATATTTCTCAAGAATATCAAAGTGGTCCAATTGATATTGCGGAAAATTTAGATCAATATTTAAAGTTAGATAACCTAACTCCCGAAGTAGTAGTAGATAGTACATATACTGTTTCAGGAATTTCTTCTACTGATACTACAATTACCGTCAGTAGTACTAAGGGATTTCCTCAAACTTATGGATTATTGAAAATTGATGATGAGATTATAACATATACTGGATTGACTACAAACACATTCACTGGATGTATTCGTGCATTTAGTGGTATTACAAGTTACCATGCAAATTTAAATCAAGAAGAACTGGTATTTTCACCGTCAACAGCGGCATCTCATATTTTAGGATCTTCTGTACAAAATCTAAGTTCTTTATTCTTAAAAGAGTTTTATAAAAAAATAAAATATACTTTTACTCCTGGTCTAGAAGAATTTGATTTTGTATCAAATTTAAATGCTGGTAATTTTATAAAAGAAGCAAGATCCTTTTACCAGGCAAAAGGAACTGACGAATCATTTAGAATTTTATTCAATATTTTATATGGAGTAACGCCCCAAGTAGTAAATTTAGAAGAGTTTTTAATTAAACCATCTTCGGCAGAATATGTAAGAAGAGAGGTTGTAATTGCAGAAAGAATTTCTGGAGATCCTTCTAAATTGGTGGGTCAAACTATTAAAAAATTTAATGATGAGAATACTAGTGCCTCAATTTCCGAAATAGAACCATTTACTAGGAATAACATACAATATTTTAAAATTTCACTTTTTGTTGGATATACTGATACTTCCGCTATTCTTGGAAATTTCACAATTACTCCAAATACAAAAAGTTTAAAAAATGTCCCTGTTGGATCATCTGTAATTTCAGTAGATTCTACAATTGGATTTCCGGAGCAAGGAACAATCATAT